TATTGGGACTTATTGGGATTAATTGTCCGCTATTGGGATTGAGGTTACATATTCCCCGTTGAGTAAGTAGACGGAGGAAGAGGCGTATCGTATAATCTTTTGTACACGACCCCGAGGTAACGATGACTCAGATTAGAAGCCTAACACCTGCTTTAGATGAAAATGAAGCCCGACAGAAACGTGAAGCGATTGAGCTATGCGGCAAGAATCGAGGGCCGCATGATTATGTTCCTATTGAATGGCGAGAGTCTGAAGAAGTCAATCTAGGAGTTCAAAGAATAAAAAGAGTAACTAGATTCTTATGTCGAGTATGCTTTAATACGATTGATACAAGCACTCTAATCAGTATGTACAAAGACCTTAGCCATCCATAAATTGGTGATATTTCTTAATTGATTCTTCCTTTTGGGCTTTACCTTTAACAGTATTGTAATGTCGTTTGTAGTAATCCCATATAGCATCAACATCGTTAGCAGCAGGTAGTTTTTCCTTAATACGCTTATAGAAGATTGCTGTCATCGCAGTAGCGAATCTCAAGTCATAGATTAATCTGTCTGGTGAAGGTTGAAAGTTAACATCAAAGTTGGAGAACAGAATCATAGTAAGACTGGTTTTATTTCTTAGATAGTTTTGCCAGATATCATTATAGGTTTCTGGTTCCATTTGATAGATACCTAATGCAGGACCTTTAACTTGTCTTATAAAAGTACCCCCAATAGATTCACAAGCGCAAGTAAAAATTAATAATTCCTCGGCCTCAGGTGAATACAGCAAAAGGTCTTTTAGTGTAGACTGTATAATAGATTCTCTGAATTGAACAATATTAAACATAGACGAGACAATCCTTATGAATTTCAAAGTTGATGAAGTGTATAGTCATTTCAAGAATAGATACAATTTAAAATATGATGAAGAAAAGTTTTGTAAATTACTAATAAACGTGATGATGGATAGAAACAAAGGATGCCATACTTATTTGTGTACGGAAGGTATGATATCGGAAGTGACATTTTATGAATGGGTAAGGAAGTATGAATTGTTTGGTAATCTATTTTACTTCTGCAAGATGGTAGCCAAGCAATTGTGGTATGAAGAAGGCAGAGAGATAAAGAATAAAGAATATCAAATGGGAACAGTCAACTATGAGATGGAGCACTGGAAACTCATGGGTTGGGCTAAGTTTGGTATTAGTAGAAACTCACGAATCAAAATCAATGTCAATCCAACTGACTCACCTGCAAAGCATTATGAAACGCTTTTACGGCAAGCTGCGGAAGGTGATTTCACGGCGGCAGAATTCAAGCAGTTGATGGAAGCAGTAAATGTCGGTATAAATGTACATCAAGTATTTGAGTTACAAAAACAAATAGATGAGTTAAAATCTGATTTAGCAATCGTCACGGCGAATACAAATGTCGAACAAAATCCTTTCTCAAATAAAGGAGCTACGCAAAAAGATTAAAATCCCTTGGCGTATTGTATACGTTGAAAGAGAAATTAAACCAGAGGAATTTCAACATAAAACAATTTATGTTCATATTTGGATTTAATGGAGACATCCCATGAGCTTGTGGACACATTATAGAGATGCATCAGAAAAAATTCTTACGTTTGGGCTCTACGACCCCAAAAAGAGTCGTGAACAAGACCGCCAACAACGTCAAGTCGTTAATGACCAGATTGCTGCTTATAAAGAACAAACAGCTTTAGCGAAACAAGAACTTGATGAAACTCGAGCACAAACAGAAACTGAAAGACGCAGAGTTCAAGAAAAGCAAATACGTTCTTTAAGAAGAAACTATCGTGCGGCAAGCATTGGTATGTTAGGCCAAGGTCAACCAGCAACTCAAGACATGGACACCAAACTAGGCGGTCAATAGATGGATACAACTCAAGGAATGCCGCCTGTCGTGATGCCCGGTAATTCATTACTGGAAACATTACGAAAGAGATATAATTCTGCGAAGTATGTAGCTGACTTATGGATTCCCATACAGCAAGCAGCTTTTTTCTATTGCATTCCTTTTAGAAACCGTTATTACCTGCCTGGTAAAGAATTCCAAGGTACTATTCAAAATACTCGCGTATATGATACGACTGCGGTTGAGGCTGTTACAAACTTCGTTTCGAAAATTCATGACACGATGACGCCACCTAAGGTCCAATGGGGTTATCTTGAAATAGATGATTCAATGGTAGATGACCCTACTAATGAAGACAATATTCAACTTCTTGAAGAAGCTCAGTTAATCCTTGATGCATATATGAGAAGGCTGTTTACTTATATCCATGCTTCAAACTTCGATGTCACTATTAATGAATGCTATTATGATTTAGCAGTTGGCACAGCGGCTTTGGTGATTAACCAAGTCAATGATGATATGCCGTTCATGTGTACTAGCATTCCATCTGATAAGCTTGCTATTGAAGAAGCAGTCAATGGGAATATTGAATCCTGGTTTCGTACTTGGCAAAATCTTAAAATAGCTGAGTTAAACACTCGATGGCCTAATATAGTTATTACTCCAAATCTTCAGGCATTAGTTGCAAGTGACCCTGATGCTGTTGTTCGAAACATATATGAAGGTGTGGCTTATTTTTCTAATCAACCTAAGAAGTATTGTTATGCTGTTTGGGCTGATAATGACTTGCTATATAGTCAATGGTTAGATTCAAGTCCAGGGATTGTTTGGCGTTGGAAGAAAGTCAATAATGAAACTTGGGGTCGCGGCCCAGTAATGGAAGCATTGCCTTCCATCATCAGTTTAAATGAAATGGCGAGGGTGGAGCTTGCTTCTGCTAACCTTAATACTTTTAGACCTTATATGGGATTTAGCGACGCTGTATTTAATCCTCATACATTTAAGCTCGAACCGTTCACCATTATTCCGATTGCTCCGATTGGTAGCAGTGGCCAAGTTCCTCTTATCCCTCTGCCTAATAGTGCCTCACCCGAGTTTGCTCAGATGACAATGGCTGATTTGAGAATGCAGATTAAGCAACTTCTCTTTGCAGAACAGCCACAAGATTCCAGAAGTGTACAGCCACAAACAGCTTATGAATTAGCAATGAAGCAGTCAACTTTAGCCGAGAAAATCGGCCCTCTGTTCTCTAGAATGGAACAAGAGATGGGTTGGCCTATTATTAAACGTTGTGCCTATATCCTGCATACAATGGGGATATTACCCTTTCCTAATGTCGGGGGACTTCCGATTAAGTTTCAATACAAGTCCCCTCTTGCTCTTTCTAAAGGAAGGGCAGATGTTGAAAGATTCGTTCAATATGTTCAGGTCATGCAAGGCATCATGGGCCCAGAAGCAACGCAGCTTTACATTAATCCAAAAACAACACCTTACATGTTAGCTGATATGTTACAAGTTGATGAACGTTTCTTGAATAAACCTAAAGATGTTGCAGCAGTCATGCAACGAATACAGAATAAACAAAGCTTAATGGAAATGGCGAATCCAGCAGGAATGATGCCAGAACAACCCCAAAACCCAAGCGCACAACCAATCGCAACAGCATAACAATGAGGAAATGAATGCAGGAATCACAACAAAATCCTTTTTTAGAAGCAGAAAACTATTACAAGCCTTATGAAGAAAAAATCAAAGAACTAAGAAATAATCCCGAACTTATCGAGTTTGATAAGCTTTGTTTTGAATTGTTTGAGAAGAATGCCCAAGGCAAACGATTCATGGAAATAGCAAAAGAGAAGTATCTTCTATATTCATTAGTCCAGAAAGGAACACCTACCTATCAAATAGATGTTATTTGGCAAGAAGGGTTTAAAGACTTTCCTCGAATGATATTAATGGCACTTCTATCACACAAGCAACGAATTCAGTCAGGAAATAATCCGTAATGACAAGTGAACAAACTAATAATACGACAGAAGAACAACAGCCTTCATGGTTTATTGATGAGGGGTTACCTGGCGCTGGTGAAAGACCTTCCTGGTTACCAGATAAGTATAAGACCGTTGCTGCTATGGCAAAACACACTTCTGAACTAGAGAAGCGTTTAGGAACTGTTCCAGATAATTATGATTTTTCTAAAGCGAAATTCTTAGACCCTGATTATGAACCTTTCCAAGAACTTCAGACTTTTGCTAAAGAGAAAAGGGTTCCGCAAGAGGTCATGGACAAATTTATTGAGTCTGTTGATAAATACGTAGATGAGTTTAGAACTGATTATAACGAAGAAATTAAAGCGCTTGGTGATAATGGCAAAGAAAGAATTGAGTTACTAGATAATTGGGCAAAAGCCAATTTATCAAAAGATGCTTATGAAGCTTTAGCTGGTAGTATCAACAGCGCTGCATCTATTAAAGCACTAGAAGAATTAAGAGGAAAATTCATGTCAAATACCCCACAAGTACCAGGCAACAATGGTGCTGTAAGTTCATCGGCTTCTTTAGAAGATATCAAAATGGAGCTATCTAACAACCTACAGAAATACAAAACTGATGAAGGTTATAGAAAAGATATTCAGAAACGTTTAGAAGTTGCTGCTAAAAATACACCAGGCTTTGTTGACAAAGTAGGTGCTTAAGACTGATAATTACTATTAGTCCATATTTTAGCCTGACAACTATGATATGCAAGGACCACTTAGCATATAGACCCTGAAAAGGACCATCTAACAGCTGTTAAGCCCTGAGAGAACTTAGTCAAGATTTTTTATTGATTAATAATTTTAGGGGTTAAAAGCCATGTCTACTTCATTGACAGCTGTGCAACAAATTGAGTTTGATGCGCTAGTAAAAGCTGAGTATCAATCTCTCGGTTTCTTATTGCGTGATACCGTTCGCGTACGTCGCGATGTAATCGGTGCAACCGTTTCTTTCCGTAAAGTAAATCAGATTCAAGCCGTAGCAACCGGTTATTTACAAACCGTTGTTATTCAAGACCCAGGTTATAGCCAAGCTTCCGCGATACTACAAAAGTATACAGCTCCTACTGCGGTTGACTCAGTGCAAGAATTAACAGTTAACTTTGATGCTAAGATGGAAAATGCCATGTTAGTAGCAAATGCATTAGGTCGTCGTTCAGACCAAATCATTATTGACTCTTTGGCTGTAAGTCCTGGCCAAACGATTGTTGATGGTGGCACGAACATGACTTATTCGAAGTACACACAAGCTATTCAGTTCTTCGACAATAATGCTGTTCCTTTACCAGAACGTTTTGCTGCAATGTCAGCTAGCAACTTCCAAAGTTTATTACAAGCAGACCAATTCGTTTCTACTTTCTATACTCAAAATAGAGTATTAGATAAAGGATTCGTAAGAGATTATTTAGGCGTGAATTTGATTGTCATTCCTGAGATGGTAGAAGGCGGGTTGCCATTTGTAAGTCCAGATATTCGTAAGACATTCTTCTGGCATAAGCAATCAACTGGTATGGGTATCGGTCATGATTTCCGAACTGAAATTAACTATTTACCGCGCGAAACCTCATGGCTCGTTAATGGTATCTTCAGTGCTGGTGCAATCACTATTGATAATTTAGGTATCATCCAAATTAACTGTGATGAATCTTAATATTTAACTAATTGGAGATTATTAACATGGCTTTTACAATTGCGAACTGGACATGCGTGTCTGCGTCCTTAAATCAAGGTCAAGAAACCGTTACGCCGTTTGGTGGCTCACCAACAGTGTTAAATGCACCCAATTTATTTGTTTACGGAAGCCCAAATGATGCATTAGCTACAATCGCTGCTGCTGACTATTTCTTATCTTTATATGCAAGTTTAAAGGTAGGCGATATCATTATTGCCAATGCGACTGATGGTAGTAACATGTATATCGTTGCTACATCTTCCTCAGCTGGTGTAACTGTTGATAGCTTCACAATTTCAGGAAGTGTTGCTACAGCAAACATTCAAGACAACGCTGTGACGTTTGCCAAGATGCAAGAAATTGCAACAGTAACTTTACTTGGTAATCCAACAGGTGGAACGACTGAAGTTTCTGAAATCACTTTAGGTGCTGGTTTAGCTTTCAGTAGCACAACCTTAATAGTACCAGCAACATATCTTCGTTATGCGGCGGTTGCTATTACAGCAGCTGAGTTTAATGGCATGCATGTTGCGCCTAAACTTTTAGTTGCTGCTGGCGGTGCGAACACATTATTAGTCCTTGATAAAGTAGACTTGCTGATGACATTCGTATCTGCGGCTTATGCTGCTGGTGGTGTGGCTCATGTTCAGTATGACAGTACGACTCTTGGAGCAGGCGTTATTGCTTCCAGCACATTGTCAGCTGCTACTTTCCAAGCTGCTGCAAGTACGGGCTTTATGTTTAACACGGGTGTTGTTCCGCAAACATTCACTACGACTGTTAACAAAGGCTTGTATCTGTCGAACATCACAGGTGCGTTTACTACAGGTGACAGTACTTTTGTTGCGCATGTGTGGTATAAGGTTATACCTACTGTATAAGACTAAAGGAATTCTGGAATGGCTTATACCAAGACTAGTATTATCTCATTAGCAGTAATGCTGCTTGGTCATAAGCCAATCCAGACTTTATCTGACCCAGATGACATGGTCATTTCTGCTGACCAAGCCTTCGATATTCTGTTGCCTAGCGTTTTAGCGACAGGAAATTGGCGGTTCTCGATGAGAATCCAGCAGTTGACATTATCAACAGACATTCCACCACCTCAGACTAACTGGACACAAATTTATTTGTTACCTGCTGGTTACCTGAAAAACATTCGTATTATTCCTCAAAACTATGTTTATGAGATTTATTCAAATAATCAAATTTGGTGTAACTGGGGAACTCAATCACCCGTTTACATGGAGTATGCTTATTTACCAGACATAGCAACCATACCAGCGACTTTCATTAATTACTTTATTTATGAAATAGCGACATTTTTATGTTTGTCCACCGCACAGAAGCCAGATTATTTTTCTGCGTTAGAACAAAAGAAAAATACTCAATGGGCTATTGCTGCTGCGGCTGATAGTCAAAATAGGCCTCAATTCGTCAAGTATGATATTCCTATGCTCACGAAACGTAATATTACTGGAATCATTGGCCCACAAATAGGTTAAAGGATTATGAGATGGCATATACGCTTTGGTCACAGGATATATTTTCCAAAGGTGAACTGTCACCTTTTATGTATGCTCGTGCCACGGTTAACGAATATGGTAATGGCTTAAAGACCGCTCAGAATGTTCTTACTTATGCAACGGGTGCAGCTGGAAAAAGATTCGGTACGCTTTATCAATCCACACTCACTGGTTTTACTGATTATCGAGAAATCTATTTCGATACGTTCCAATATTTAAATGAAAGCGTGTATCAACTGTTGTTCGCGCCTGGAAATATTTATATTTATCTTGAAGGCTTGTTACTAGCTACTGTTGCAACTTCGTTAACCGCATTAAATGTTTATAATATGTCGACCACAGTATTGAGTGGGGTTTTTAGATGTGCAGGCATAGGATTTAAACCGAGTGATTTAACTAGAACAGCCAACGCGCCAATACAAGTTACTGCTTTTACTTCCACTACTTTTACGATTACAGCTGGCGGATTTATTGCAAATAGAGTCATGCCAGTTAAGTTTTCTGTGACGGGTGGCACTATCATGCAGACGACTCCTAGCATTACTCCTGGAGTCACTTATTTTGCTGCAACCACTGCAATTAATACAGCCGCTTTGTTTTTAACATCCTATGATGCAAAGCAATATCTAATTAATAATACCTACACTACAAATCAAATTACTATACAAAGTTTAGGTACTGGTACCACTAATGCCATTGTACAAAATACTTGGGCATTCACGCCTTGTTTCTTTAGAAGCTTACCTATTTATGATTTTAATGGCCCTGTCACTTCTTACGATGCAATTACGTTTACACCTGCTGCAACGACTGGTGCTGCTGTTGTTATTACACTAAGTGGGGCTTATGCGCCTCTTACGTCTGCTTATGTAGGAGGCGCTTTTATTGGGGGCGGAGGTGCAGCAAGAATTGTGTCTGTAGCAGATACTAGTCATTTCACTGTAGCAGTAATGCTACCATTTGCAGGTATAACTGCAATATTAGGTAGCTTAGCTCTTTTGGCTGAACCTGCTTGGAGTGATGTAAGAGGTTGGCCTCAGGTTTGTTCGAGCTATCAGAACCGAGCTTTATTCGCAAATACTGTCAGTTTGCCTAATGGATTTTGGGCAAGTGTTATTAATGACTATACTGATTTCGGTGATTTAACAACGGATGATGATGATGCTATTAGCTGGTATCCAACTTCCGATAACATGAATTACATTCGTTTCATCGTGCCATATAGAAGTATTACAGTTCATACTAATACAGGTATCTATTCGAGCCCGCTGTCAGACATAGCGGCTATCACCCCCAGTAATTTCACTTTACAATTACAGGATTCAACACCAGCAGATGTATTGCAACCTGAAGCAGTTGATAATCAAATCCTGGTGCTTTCAGGAAATGATGCTCATCAAATGTTATGGGATGGTATCAACAACGCTTATACATCCAATATTGTTTCTGTCATTAATGAACAAACAATTCGTAGCCCCCAAGATGAAACAGCATTTCAGCCATTGCATAGAGCGGGTAGCCGATTCGTTTTCATTGTGAATCTCAATGGGTCATTAGCTGTATTTCAGACTTTGATTTCTCAAGGGGTATCCGGATTTACTCCACAGATAATGGAACAATCCTACGGCGATGCTTCTTTCCTTCAAGTAGGAAGTAGCTCGGATGGAAGATGCTGGTTTGTTATTCAAAGACAAGTAGTTGTTGCTGCTGTAGGTATTAATATCACTGCTTTTGTTCCTACTACAGTATTAGTTGCAGTTCATAACTTTTCATTAACGGTACCTACTGCAGTCACGTTCACAACTACAGGTACGTTACCAACTACTAGTCCTGCTTTAAATACAACAGATTATTTCTGGGTTATAGGCATAGCAGCAAGTGAATTTAAAGTTTATGCGAGCCTGCAAAATGCGCTTGATGATGTTGATGCATTTATAGTGACTAGTGCTGGAACCAACAGCAAAGTTGTACCATGGGACCTCACAACTATTTTTACACTTGAAGAATTGACGAATGATGTCTTTTTAGATTGTGCAGTTCAGTATTCTGGTTCACCCACAAGTACCGTTTCAACAGGTGTCTTGTTTAATCTACAAGATGTAAAAATGGTAGGTGATGGTTTTGGTTTTGAGTCAGCAGCACAAGATAATACTAGCAATCAAATCGTTTTCGAAGCCCACGGTGAAACAGTGCTAGTCTCCGATGCATATATTGGCTTCCCAATAAATACTATTATGGAACCTATGCCGCTTAGTCTAGCAAGTGGAAGTTCTTCCAAAAGTACTACCTTAACCAAACCTAAGCGCATCGAATGGGTCAGATTCATGTTTAATAATACCATTGGTGGTACAATTAATGGCGTGCCAATTGCACTTGAACCATTTGATATGGCCAACATAGGTGAACCTCCTCAACCTGCTAGAGGCATCTTTGAAATGAGTATTATGAAAGGATGGGATGATTTTAATAATCCTACCTACACAATAGAACATAATGAGCCATTTGATATTCAACTGCTTGGCGTCTTCTATTCTATTGAAATATAAAAGGAGAAACCAATGCCGATTTATCTGTTATTAGCGATGCAAGCGGCTGGTATGGTAGTCGATTATCTTGGTGCTAAAAACGAAGCCGATATGATGAATATGGGCATGAAAGTTCAGCAAGCAGGAATCGAAGCTAATCTAGAACAAAGTCGTTTAGAAACTGCTGATGCTAGTTTAAATGCAATGAAAGAATTACGTCAAACCATGGGTTCACAAATCGCAATCATGGCAGCTAGAGGCACTTCAACTGGTGCTGGTAGTGCAGTTTCTATCTTGAATGAATCTCTAGGCAACTTCAATGCAGATGAGCGCATACGTCGTCTAAATCAATTAGGGCGTGAAAATCAATTACGCGCAGGTAAAGCAATCTCAAGACTTCAAAATAGTTCAGATGTCACAAAGTTATGGCAAGGCTTCGCATCACGTACGCTTAATAAATTTCCTACAAGCCTTTCTGGTTGGCAACAAGGTGCTTCTAGTGCTAGTGAAGGCTTTGGCTTAACTTCTATCGCGGGGAATGGTTAATGGCTGATTTAGACTTTTCACATAATGTCTCAGAGATTCCTGCTGGTAAACCACTACCTTCTCCTTATCAGCGTGAAGCGAAACCAGAAGCTGGTTTTGGTGTCCCAGACTTACAGGGCGCTATCTCTAATTATGCCGATGCAACTAATTGGAAGTCTGCTTTAGGTTCTAATATTGCAACTAAAGCATCGAATGCAATTGCTACTAAAATTGGGGGTGAATTAGGTAAAAACCCTCAAGGTGATATAGGAATACCCTTAACTGACTTCGACAAAACCATGCAAGAAAGTTATCGAACTCAAGCAGAAGCCACTTTAGGGTTGCAAGCAAATAAATTGATTTTAGATTCAAATATTGAAGCAGCTAAAGCAACTCGTATCACGCCTGAATTAATTCAAAAGACAAATCAAAGTATTGCTCTTGGCTTGAAGAACATTTTTAAAAACGCACCTTCAGAACTACAGCCTCATCTTGAATACCAGTTTGGTAATGCCATGCTCAACCAAACTAATACTCTAACAAACAGAATGATAGGCGAGCAAAAAGAAGATAGACGTAACAATACAGCTTTAGCTACAAGCATGAATCTAGAACATGCTTACTCGTTTGCATTAAATGGCAATGATAAAGCAGGTTTAGATGCCGTAGAAAATACTAAGAAATTAGCCAATGCAGACGTCGCAGCAAGATTAATGACACCGCAAGCTGCAAAGACAAATATCGATGCTGCACGACAAAGTTTTTACAGTGGAAAATTAGCACGTGAATATGAAGCTAAAAGAGCAGAAGGTAAAGGTGAAGAATACTTAAAATCATTAGCAGATAAAAAACCATCTTATATCAGCGATAGTGACTATGACTCTGTTATTAATAATTTGACTCAATATGTAAATCAGAAGAATGCTTTACGAAGTCAGAATGAAGCTTTGGTGACTTCAAAATTAAATGTCAGAATGGCTCAAGATATAAACTCTATTACACCTTCTGAATTAGCAGAGTATCAAAATCAAGTTTCACCGCTTCAATATGAAAAGACTCTATTTACATATACTCAACAGAAGAAAAAAGCTGCTGTTGAAGAAGGTCAATCTCAAGCATTAGTTGCTAATTGGGGTGATTCTGGTGTATTGACTAGAGCTACTGCAAAACAAATTAATAGCACGTTTGATAAGCTTGTTAGCAATAGAATGCAATCAGATAATCTCACAAAAGATGATGCTGAAGTTCAAGTCGCCTTATCTGCGGGTAAACCTGTTCCTGTCTTCGTAGATTCATTAAATGCGAAAGCAACCAGTGGGAATCCTATTAATATAGATTCTGCTTATCAACAATTCCAATCTTTAAAAGATATGGAAGGTGGTCATGCACTTATAGGTTTGTCTTCTCAAGCACAAGCTATTATGACCCAATTTCAACATCAGAAAGGGTCTATGCCCGATTCTGATTTGGCTAGGAAGATAACGGATAATATTCTAAATACCAATAAAGACACGCAAAAGATTATAGATAATGTTTGGGAAAAGAAACTTTCTAAAGCAAAAGTAACTGGCCAAGGCGGTACAAATACTTTTGCAAATTTTGCTTTAGAGCAAGTTAACTTAGCGGGTAAAAACTTAGGTGGCTCGTACTTCAATACGATTTACGGTAATGATATCTATGACCAACTAAAATCTAATTTTGATACGACAAAAGGGGATTATCCAACCGCTTTGAAAATGACTCAAGATTATGTTGACCATCATTATGCTGAAACGAGAGTTAATGGTGGAGTTCAGACAACAGATAGTCCTATTGAAAAAGTGTTAGGATATAAAGACCCCGGTGTTGTTCCTTTTATCCAACAAGATGTTGTTAGTCAATTATCAAATAGTTTTGCGAGAAATAGAGACCCTAATGATTATTGGGAAGCTAAACCAGTTAACCTACATCAAGACAAACCTTTATTCGGTGTATTCAAACAGGAATTCCCACCTGTTGAACTCGTGAGACATGTTAAAACTGATAAAGGTATGCAGCAATTTACATATCCAGTAAATCTTGTAGGCAGACCAGGTGGCACTTGGGATATCGCATTACAAACGCCTAATGGTCCAAGAAACATATTTTTAGTTGCTCCTCACTTAGGAATTACTACTTATAAACCTAATGCTGAAAACATTAGAATCAATTATAAGAATGCCTATCTTCTTGGAGGCTTATAGTAATGGATGAGAATAATATCAATGAACATCTTCCTGTAGATACTTCATTTGAATTCAAACCTCAAAATCCATTTACTATGGATATTCCTTCACAGAAATCAAATCAAGAAGTGGCCTATCCTGGTTTTACTGAAGACACTAAAGCAGGTGTATTTGAAACAGCAGAAGAAGAATTTAAAAATACAGCTTCGAGTTATAATATATTACATGCTGCTAATGCGCCGCTCACTGAACATGCAAGTATGCAGGCGAGAATGCTTTACCCAGATGCAGATAAATTCTATAAACCAGCACCTCCTGGATGGTCGCCAAAAGTTGAAATTGAGAAACAAACAAATCTTGATTCCAAATTCATTCCTAAATTATTAAGCGCTAAAACACCAGCTGATTTCCAGTATCGTTTAGAGGATTTACAAGCTCAACAACATCAAGACCAAGTTTTAGAAAACGGTTCTACCCTCGGAAAAATACTAGGAGGTGCATTAGGATATACCCTTGGTAGTGTTGAAAATTTTATACCGTTAGCAGCATTAGCTAGTAAAGCAAAAGTAGGGTCTGGATTTATATCTGCAGCACTTAGAACTGCACCCGGTGTTACTGTCGCCAGCGCTGTTCGTGAAGGCGCTAAACAAATGGATTCCTTAAATCCAAATTTAAGCGAATTTCTAAAAGACACATTTATTGACACTGCTTTTGGAATTACATTTTTTGGCGGCTTGGGTGCTGCAAAAACCCTTATGAATATTTCAACATTAAATAAACTTAAGGGGTTTGCTAGAAGCTCTTTAGATGGTATCGGGTATGATTTTGTTGTAAATAAAAAAGGTAATGTAACAGGTTTTAAAGCTATTTCTACAACTCCAGGTGAAGCATTAAGTGCAGCCAAAGTAACAAAAGCTCAAGAGATGGCTGACGCTGCATTTCATCAAGGTGGTTTATTTAAGATACCCTATGTTGGAAAAGCAGCAGCCCATGTTTTATCAGGCAACATTCCTGGCTTTGAATATGTGTTTGGTTCGCCTTTAATGCAAATGAAACTTTCAAAGTATAAATCTGCTAATGCTTTTGCTGATGCTGCATTCGACCATTTCATTACTACAGAAGGCGAAATGAAAGGTCAAGTAAGGCCACCCAGCTTTGAGTTGAAAATGAAAAAGACGAGAGCGATGCTTACTGCTTTAAAAGCTGAAACAATGGCATTACATGCTGAAAGAAATGGTTATAAAACCGAATCACGCCCTCTTATTGGATTAGCAAACGCTTGGTCTTCTGTAAAACAAAAAACAATTGAAACTTTATCTAGAGATACGCAATCGACTCCTCATGTAATTGAAGAAGATTTCATGGATGAAGTACAAAGGGTAATGATATCTGGCACCAGTAGCGAACATGCTGCTGTAAACGAATTGGCATCTAAATATCGTGACGTACATGATACTGCGATTAAAGGTTACCTAAAAGCTTATAACCTTCCTGAAGATTACTTCAGAAATATGGAGACCTATTTAAGCCGTGTTTATAATACACCTTATATGACTGAGAATGAGCAAGGTGAGAGTGGGTGGGTTCCTATCATATCTAATTACTTTAAAGAAGCTGATGAGCTTATTACAGAGCGAATGCAGCCTATTAATGACTTGCAAAAACAAATAAAAGATTTTGAAACCGCACATACAGAAGCAGTCGAAGAATTAGGCAGACGAGAAGCTGAATTGAATCCTGGAACTGAAATTGTCCCAGTTATTACTACTCTTGCAAAACCAATTAAAATTTATAAAGTAGAAGGAAAAAAAAGATTAACCTCTGGGGTTAAAGAAATTCCTGGTAAACAACAAAAGGGTATAGATAACGAACATGTGATGACACTTGCTCGTATGCGTCAACAATTAACATCTATGAAAGAAAAGTTACAAAATGAATTACGTGATAATCCAGAATATGATTATCATGTTGAAGATAGGTTAGCGCTTTCAGCTAATGAAGCTAAAGAATTGAAAGGTCTATTGCAACCACTCAATAATTTGCAAAAGCAAATTGATGCTCAACAAGAGTTAGTTTCTAAATTAAAAGCTCAAAAATCCCGTAAATTATCTTATACTAAAAAACAAGAAACGGTAGAAAAAGCAAAACCTCATGCTCAAGAATATGTCGCACAAAAAGAAAATATTGAAAAAGAAGAAGAAAAATTACATGACTTGAAACTTGCACATTCAGATGAAGAATATGACCTTTATCACAGAGCACGTACAGGTCAGATTAATGCTCGTCTTTATAATCCAGTAAACTTTAAATTAAAAGACCCTAATGACCGTTTAAGATTTCGTGATGTGTTTAACTCTCACGAAGAACGAGAAGTACAAGCAAAAGCATCTTATGATTCAATTCTCCAAATGAATCCAGAAGATGTGATTTCAGATATCTTCGGAAAAGTCATGGGTATTTCAGATGCTAATCCGTTGAAGAAACGTACTCTCTTAGTTCCAGATAAACTTCTTTATGATAACAATTTCATGACTAAAGATTTATATTCTAAGACTGCAAACTACGTTAACTTTTTAGCGCGAAGAACCCATTTAAAAACATCATTTGCAAATGTGACTGTGAATGGCGGTTTTGAAGAATTAGCAGAAAGTCTATTAAATGAGCACAATGCTAATAGAGATGCAATCCATCAAAAATTAGAAAAGTTGACTGATGAAAAAGAGATTAAAAAAGAGAAAAAGAATTTATCAAAAGAATCCAAAGATTTTGGAAAGATAAAAAAATCAATGAAGCAACTGTATGAAAACAGAATGATGGGTATAAACAAGAGAAATGATTTTGATAACATGGCTAGGCGTGTGTGGATGTCTTTAGCGTCTATGGTAAATCTTCATAACTTACCTGCGACTCAGATTACAGATTTAGCTTTCGGTGGATTTCAACATGGTATTTGGCCGCATGTGAGAGATGGTATTTACCCATTAGTTACAAGCATGGGTAACATGTTAAAGACTAAAGATGCTGAAGCACTTAGAGAAATGGCACCGCACATACATCTTGGTTACCAAGACATGTTGAACAACTATGCTGACCGTAATTTCAATTCAGAACTACAACCTTATTTAAATATGGGCAAGATAGTAAGTGGCACAGAAAAACTTGCTCATTTCTCATCATTAACTGATTTAGCGCCTTATATCGATAATGGCGTTCAAAGAGCTAATGCGAGTACCATCCAAGGCAGATTCATGGAATTACTTCATAAACAACTTGAAGGCACTCTTTCTAAAAATGAAACTTTATATTTAGTTAAGTATGGTATCAATCCAAAGAAATGGACTGAAAGAATGGTCAATGCTTATAAAGAGTCTGGTGGTTTTAAAACTAAACTAGGCGGTTATATTTCAAAAGCATGGCAATGGCAAGATTTAGAAGCTGCTAATTTATTTAATGATGCAGTTTTCAGAGGTGTTCAAAATACATTAGTTTTTAAAGGCATGGCTGATAGTCCCTTCTTTGCAGATAACATATTAGGTATGTTCTTCCATACATTCACTGGTTGGGGCTATGCAGCTACTAATCGTTATCTCATTCCTTCATTACAAAATCCAGAAGGTGCTTTACTGCTTAAGATGATGTGGATGATGAGTGCAGGTGCTCTAGTAAGTCCAATGCGTAGAATCTCTAGAGGTGAACAACCTTGGCCTGATGATATGAATGATTCTCAGATTGCTTATGAAGCATGGAATGACAGCGGTGTTTTTAGCTCAATCGGGAATGTCTTAAATATCGCTAACATGATGACAGACAATAAGCTATTAGGTGATTTAAAAAACGATAAATTCAAAAATCGAATGAAAACTGGCATCTTCGGATTCAGTGATGTTATTAGTTCAACAGCTTCTAGGATATCAAATGTCATTGACCAGATACCTACTGGATGGAATGAAAAGGATATGAAAACAGCCGCGCATATGTTACCTATTGCTGGTGCTATGTACGGTCATTACTTCAGTGATAAACTTATCGAAAGTTGGAATTTACCACAGAACAAAAGAGCAGCAGAGAATCAATAGGAGTAGTTATGTCTCAAGTTGTAATAGGTGATATTCTTCCATATACCCAAGCTACTGCTATATTAAACCAAGTCATTTTCATGACTAACTGGACTGCTGATGACGAATCTGATGTCGTTGTTTATGTCACTCCAGTAGGTGATGACCCAGATGATGAAACTCAAATTCTTTCTTATCCTTCTCAATATTCGGTCGCATTTATTGGAGCTTCAGAAGAAGTTCAAGTGACTTTAGTTACACCATCAGATGCTGGCGATATTGTTACTATTACTCGTCAGACACCTGCTGACCGAATGAATCTTTATACGAATACCAATTTTCTTCCGAGCATGTTGAATAATGATTTTGGTATTCTAACTTTAGTTGACCAACAAGCTCAGTTAGTAGACCAGCTTATCGGTCCTCGATATAACTATTCAGCTGTTATTGCTCCTAACCTTTCATTTCCAAATGCAAACATTATTTTGCCGATTCTTGGTGCCAATCAAACTTGGGTCAAGAACCCAGCTGATACAGCTATCATTGTTTATGATTTACCTCAGAATGGTATTGCACCTGCTGATGCGACTTATGTAACAATAACTGACGAAACTTCTGTTCTTCCTAACAGTGTAAATTTTGTGGGTAAAGCAGCTGGCGTAGTGAGTTATCAGCCTGCCGCTGGTGGTTCATTTTTAACTCATGCATTGACTGGAACAGCATTAGAAATTGGCGTTCTTAATGGAACTGGAATAGGTGGTGCTCCAACTTTTTTTATAGCTTCAAATCCACACATACCTGGAACAGCAGGAATGGGAATACCTGCAGGCACAACAGCTCAACGAGTTACTCCTACAGGAACTAGTATAGGGCTTCGATATAATACTACGATTGAAAGCTTAGAATATTTTGATGGCGTTACATGGGTTCAGCTAGAAGATAGTACTGACCTTTCTACATTATTGGCGATGTTAGCTTCTCATGCTGCGGGTGAAGGCGCTTCTTTAATTGGTCTTGAAACACCTTCTACTTCGACAGTTCAAGATTTATCAGAAGCTGATTTCTACGTATTAACTACGCCTAATGATGCATTGCCAAATGCCATAGCATTTGACCCAGCAGATTACTTGCCACTTGCTGGCGGTACGATGTCTGGCGTTATTAACATGGGCAACAACATCATTAGCAATCTACCTGCGCCAACAAATGGTGGTGATTCAACTAACAAAACGTACGTCGATAATTTAATACAAAATGTTCATATCGCTGTTCTCGCAGCTTCTACGACTGCTTTGACTGTGACTTATAACAATGGAACTTTAGGTGTCGGTGCTACCTTAACAAATGCTGGCGCTATGGCCGCGTTTTCATTAGATGGTGTTTCGCCTACAGTAGCTCAACGTGTCCTTATAAAGAACCAAGCGTCTCAATTTCAGAATGGCGTTTATACGGTAACAACAGTTGGTTCAGGTGCAGTAAATTGGGTTCTAACTCGCGCAACTGATTACGATGAAGCAGCGGATATGCAAGCAGGTGACAAATTCGCTGTTGTATCAGGAACTACACAAGCTGCTACAGAATGGATGATGACCCAAACTGCGGCTATTACGGTCGGTACTACAGCAATTACATTTACTGAAATGGGTCATATTACTTCATCGATTACTGCTGTTGTTAGGCAAGTATTTACAGCAAACGATACTTATACCCCCACGCCTGGCATGGTGTTTTGTATAGCAGAGCTAGTAGCTGGTGGAGGCGCTGGTGGTGGTTCAGCAGGAACAGCAGGCCAGGCAGGTGCAGGTGGCGGCGGTGGTGGTGGGGCATATGCGAGTGGTGTTTTCACAGCGGCGGATATCGGGGCTTCAAAAGCTGTTACGATTGGCGCCGGCGGAACCGTGGGCGCGGCTGGAAATGTGGCCGGAAATAACGGTGGTGTATCAAGTTTAGGGGCTTTACTTACTGCAAATGGTGGGGCAGGTGGCGCAGGTTCAGCTTCAACCGCTGGCGCAGCATTTGGGGGTGCCAGAGGGTTAGGAGGAACCACAGGAAGCGGTTCGTTTGTAATAGGAGGCGGTCTTGGTGGAGCAGGAATAGTTGTACTCGGAAGCGCAGGGGTAGCAATGCCAGGTCCAGGTGGTGGTTCTCAGTTCGCGCCTACTAAAGGTGGAAACAGAGGTTCACCAAGTGCAGGTATTGGTTATGGCGGTGGTGGCGATGGTGGTTATGCTACTTCTGCGAATGTGACAGGATTTGCAGGTGCACCGGGTGTTTGTGCTATCACTGAATTTTTGGCACTTTAAGAGAAACACTATTCGCGATATAATGCATAACGAATTAATTTTTAAATAAAGGAATGTTAATTTATGTCAGATGTAGAACAATTGAAAAATGAAAATGAAAATCTTAAACAACAACTTGCTCAGAACACTCAGGGCGTAAAAGGATTATTGGCTCAAGTAGATGCGTATAGACAAACTGTAGCTGATAGCAATAACATTAATTTACAGCTTAGAACTAATGTAATTTTAATGCAGCAAGCTAATAAAGAACAATTAGAAAAAATTGAATGTCTTAGCAAAGAAATTGTTGACCTTAATAAACAATTAGCAGAGGCTAATAAAAAGATTGCTGAATTCCAAATAACTGAAGTGACTGATACTTAATATTCTAAGGAGTAAGCTATGCCGTTAATTCATTCTAATTCTAAAGAAGCATTTAAAAAGAATGTGGCTGAAATGGTTCATAGCGGCCATCCTGTGAATCAAGCAGTAGCGGCGGCATATTCTGTGAAACATCATGTTAAAAAAGATGAACATGAAGAACGCAAAATAGAAAGGCATACTCATGAGAGACTTAAGTACGGGAAGTAAGCTCTGCCAAAACTTCGCAGATGAACGTCAAGAACGTGAGGTGGAGAAATACGGGCCTCGACTTCCTATGGCTCAAATGGCTGCGCATCCGCATGTCTATACTAAGCATTCTATTGAGCCTGCATACGGTCAGTATGATAGGCCAATAAATGAGAGTGTATAATGGTTGCATTTAAAGAGCTGCCTCCTTATATCAATGGTTTTAAAGTTATTAGAGATTTAGGCACTACTCCTGGTGGAAAACGTAGATATCTAATTGCTGAATGCAAAATTTGTAATAAACATTTTGATGTAGAAAAGTTTTCTCTTTTAAAAAAAGAACGTAAGGGATGTGGTTGTCAAATGCCATATCCTCATCGTAGAAATCAAATTAGAACTAATATTCCTAATTCATTAAGAAATACTTATACTGCTATGATTGGTCGTTGTTATGATTCTTCGCATATGAATTTTAAATGTTATGGAGCTAAAGGTATTACTGTTTGTGAAGAATGGAAAAATGATAATAAAGTTTTTTTTAAATGGGCGATTGAAAATGGATATAAAAAAGGATTAACTTTAGACAGAATGAATCCATCTTTAGGTTATTTACCTGAAAATTGTAGATTTGTAACCATGGCAATTAACATTCAATCAAGACGTTCCAATAGATTCAATCCAGAAAAGATTCGCCAAGTCAGAAAAGACTTTCTTGTTATGACTACTAGAGAAGTAGCTAAGAAATGGGGAACACATCATCGTCACATAATGGATATTAAATCCAGGAAAGCATGGGCAAATGTCGAGGATTAAACAATTTATATTAAAATTCCAAACCTGTTGCCCTACCCGCACCAAGCTCGTATGTTCAAGGCTATGGTCGAAGATAAAAATGTTTGCGCTGTTATTCACCGTCGTGCCGGAAAAGACATTTTCTCTTTGCAGGCATGGCTCTTGCGGGGTCTTAGACGCATCGGGACGCATGTCTATTTGTTTCCGTTGCACAAGCAAGCTCGTTCAGTTATCTGGGACGGGCTCGACTTCGATGGGCGACCATTCATGGATGCGATACCATCTTCGCTCATTTACAAGCGCAATGAAGCTAGAATGGAAATCACTCTCTTTAATGGTTCTAAACTTATTCTGGCAGGTAGCAATAATTATAACGGCCTCATGGGGTCTAATCCTGTTACCATTATTTATTCTGAATTTAGCCTTCATAATCCTCTGGCTCGCCAATACCTCAACCCAATCATAGTTCAGAACAAAGGTAAAGAGATTCTTCAATTCACTCCCCGCGGAATGAATCATGGGTTCGAAGTATTCAATCAGGTGCGTGACCTACCTGATTACCACGTGGAACATTTGTCTGTAGCCCAGACATTTAAACATGATGGCGTCACCCCCATCATTAACAAACAAGACATTCAGCGTGCCAAAGACCTTGGCATGTCAGATGAATTAATTCGTCAAGAGTTCTTTGTCGATTTCGAAGTTGGGAATCTTGGTGCATACTACACAAGAGAAATGTCTGATATGGTTCGAGAAGGGCGCATCATGCCTCTCAAGCCAGACCCAAGACTTAAATTACATTCTATCTGGGATTTAGGAGGCACAGATGCCACGGCGGGAGTACTTTTTCAGGTTACTGGCAAGTTTATTCATCTTCTATATCTCATTCATGATTCTGGTCGTGGTTTTAAATCATATCTTGATGAAGCAGAACGAGTACGAGCTAACTTCGGATGCGAATGGGGAATGCACTTCGGACCTCATGATATCGACCAGCGACACCAAGGATGGGAGCACGCAGAGTCAAGATTAATGCAAGCTAGACGGTATGGCTGGCACTTTCAAATGGTTCCAAAGATGTCATTCGAGGATGGTATTGAAGCTGTACGTTACCTACTTCCTCGAGTTAGAATAGATAAAACTAATTGCGATTTAGTAGTAAGAGCACTACGTGAATACCAAAGATTATTTAAAGAAGACAGGGGAGTTTACGACAAGAAGCCACTCGATAACTGGGCAGTGCATATTGCAGATGCCATTCGTTACCTCGGGGTCGTGTACAAAAGATTATACGATACGCCTCTTCCTCCGTCTACTTACTCAACGGGGAATATGTAACCTCAATCCCAATAGCGGACAATTAATCCCAATAAGTCCCAATA